GGGTGAACGGAAGTTGTTATAGTAGTCATGTTTAATAACATGTACACCCTCGATAAATGTAGCTATTGATAACAACATAATTGTAATTATCCAGGGTTCAGTGAATCGCTTCACTAGTTTAGTCGTGTGACTTTTACGTCAGCAACACCGGCACTCTTCATGCCAATCCTTGCAGCTGTACCATTAGATAGATCAATATCCCTACCCGGAATATACGGCCCACGGTCATTGATCGTTACCACTTCACAAGTGTTATAACACACCCTAAGTTTTGATCCAAATGGAAGGGATTTGTGAGCAGCAGTACTTGCGTATTGATTATACCGCTCACCGTTAGCTGTAAGATTACCGTCGAAGCCAGGTCCATACCAAGATGCTGTAAGTAATAAAGGTGTTAAAAGTGGAATCATAATTAAAAATCAACATCAGATCGTTCTAGTTTCTTCATAACTTCCCTACGATATGCAGGGTCATTATCATATTTAGGATCACTCATTGCTTCCACAACTTGTGCCGTGCTTTTATAGGTATCACCAGCTGTAGATGGTGCTTTACCTGTGAGCATTCGACCTTCTGTACCAGACGCATCATCGAAGCGATACTTCAAAGCTTGTACTGCAAAGTAACAAGCCAATTCATCTCCCTTCTCCATTACTGCGTCATACATACTGATCTCTTTGTCTGCCAAATTATCTTTGGCCCAACCAAGCATGTTGTTGTAAGACTTCTCACCTCCAGCTACACCCTTTAGACCAGCAACTTGTTTATCTGTAAGAGGTTCTTGTTGCTGTTGTTGGTTGTTAGCTCGATACTGAAGGTGCATTTGAGCAAGGTCTCTTGAAGACATCTCACTCAGTTCTTTCATTGTCTCGTCTTTGTACTCACTCTGTGCTTCATCCCAAAGGCGATCAAGGAAATTAGTATCAACTTCCTTTTCTGCTTCAGGTTCTTCTTTTTCTATCTCTAGTTCTTCAGACTTTTCAGCCTGTGGTTCAGAGGAGTCTTCAGATGTACCCAACTTCTTTTGAAGTTCTATGTAGGCCTTCTCTAGTTCTTGGGCATCTTTATATTTACCAGCAAGCAGACTATCTTGCTCCGCTTGCAGCTGTTCACCAATCTCCAAAGACTCCTGTTCATCATCTGTGAGAACTTCTGTCTGTGGACTGGTATCTACTGTTAATGTTTCTGCCATAGTTTATCCGGGTGGTTGTTGTTGCTGTGCCATCTGCATCTCAGCTTGGATTTGTTTCTGCCCTACTGCTGCCATAGCAGGAGCTTGTTGTTGCTCTTGCATAGCCATTTGTTGTTGCATCTGTTGCTGTTGCTCACCTTGTATCTCTTGCATACTCTTCACAAGGTTGAGTACATCGATACCTGAAGAGGCAGCTAGACGTTTAATAACTTCGGAAGGATTAATGAACTGTGAGATAGCTTCTGGTCCCATTGTTTGAGCAATGGTTTGAAGGAACATTCCTAATGATTCTCTATCTTGCCCTCTACCTAGTGAGTTAATACCAGCTACAATAGTTGGGCTAACAACTCCCTTGGGAATACGAGGGATCTTCCCTGTCTTTTGGAATACATTAAGCTTACGATCTAAATAAGGTACTAGGAATTCAACAGTAAGTAAGGAGAATAAACCTCCTAGTTGTTGTTCTAGTTCCATCTGTGTCATACGTACTTCTTCTGCAGTAGTACGTTCTGAATGTCTTACACTAAGGATGAGGAAAGCTTCCGCTAATCTCTTCTCTAGTTGTTGCATCATGTTGTAGGCAGTAGCAAAGTCTGCTGTCTTACCTACTTGAATTACACCGATATCATCGGGTCTTCCTTGAATGATTGCACCGTTCCCAGCACCGGCTAGGGTCTGTGGTTTAGTGCTACTTGAAGGGGATACAGTAAACACAACCTTAGCGGCTGCTGCAGAGCCTTCTACGAGGGCTTGGCTTAGTGCCTCTAGAGATTTAAGGTCTCCCATAAACTCTTCGACACGACCCCTTCCATAGCCCTCTCCATCAACTGTATTGAATCTCAGGGGAAGCCAAGGCGTTGCATTAAGTGGTGCTTTACCTTGTGACTTAGGAATGATCTTGTCATAAACTTCTTGATGCCAGGTGACTTTATTCTTATCTACTTTGACGTGAGTGAATACATCACAGTCAGTATTAGTGTCGTCTGTATCGTTGTAACTAGTCTCTGTCTTCTTAAGACTAGGTACTAATTCATCAATAATTTTTTTACTGATTTTCTCTTTGGTTACTATCTCAATAACGTTTCCATTACCATCTCTATCTACAACGTAGCGGTTAAGAGGATAGAGTTTTAATCCCTTCTCTCCCATATATAGAAGAGCATTACCTGCTACTACTAAGTGCTTTAAAGCTTGGTGTACAACTACACGATCATCAGAAGCTGCAATAGCTTCTAAGATGGTGCGTTCAATCTTGGCAAAGGATAGGTCTAGTTCAGATTTAATCTCTGGACCTATTTGTCCAAGCATTGTGTCGTCTACTTGTAGCTTAAAGAAGCTTGTCTGTGGAGGTAGAAGGGCTAGCATTAATTTACTAGCTAAAGTAACTACACCTTTAGCTCCTACTCCTTGCCACGGTGTGACTAGTTTACGAGCACCTGATGAATTGTCATCTTGATGTATTAAATAAGGTATAGTTAATTTGGAAGCATCCTCTGCTACTTTTAAATATTGAGAACGTGCTCCAGATAGTACATCATATCTTGTCTTTGCTGTCATTATAAAGTCAATGGATTAATAGCTAGTTGCGCTGCAGCAATATCTTTGTTCTTTTTATCTCTACCAAATGCTTTCTTTGTGCCTCCAGTATTTAGGTCGTGACCTGCAGGCCTAGGTGTTCTGATACCTAAAGCGTTGTACCCAGCACCTACGTTAGCTTGACCTGTTTGTGATCCAGGTAGTTGTGGTGGTATTGATGTAGCAGCTGCCATGTCTTCTCGATATTGATCCAGCGCACCTCCCATCATCTGCATACCAGAACGTCCTCCTTGAATCTCAGTGAATATATCTTGTGGTTCCCAACCATCAGCCTTAGCTGCATTGTAAGGAGTCAAACCAAAGTTACCGTGAATACCTTGGTACTTGCCAAGGGGATTCCGAGGTGAAGCAATTCCAGGTGTACCTCGTAATACTTCCGCTTTAAGTTTCTCATTAGCCCAGCCCCTGCTGCTATCGAGTACTCCCTGTTGTTGTAATTGCTGCAAAGCAACTTTAAACTGTGACTTGCTCATGGAAGGATTATCCTGATTGAATCTAGTCCAGCTGTGTCTGTTGAAGTTGTAGTTTGCTGGACCCCAGTTACCAGTCATGTAGGGTGATGCAATGTTTGTGTAAGTCATAATTAATACTCCTTTAAGTTGTTAGTTTTAAGTTTCATCATCTGCAGATTCAGCATTGGGATCGACAAACCCTTGTTGATTAGGTGTGTTTGCCTTAAGTTCATTCCACTGTGCTTCTTTGTTTGAACCTGATCTGGCTTTAACTTTCTGCAAATTACTTGACATAACTGGAGAAGGTAATTGTTTAACAATGCCAGGTATATCGAATGGTGTTTCATAATCTGTAGTCATTGCTACAGGAGTAATAGGATCTGGCATCTCGCCATCCCAAGGATTCCTATATGCATCATCTCTTATAGCTCTATATGTATCTACTATATGCATAGTTGCAAGTTGTAGATGTTCTTGAGTCACACCTTCGCCTGGTGTATTCCAATTTGGTGCATCTAAACTATCTTGAGCATCCCAATCAATATTAGCAAAAGCCATTTGATATAAGGGATCGTTTTGATAGTATGAGTAGTCAATATCAGTACCACCAAATGCTCCTTGGTTTCTTATGTTGTTGTAGTGAGTAGCTAAGGGGCTATCATCAGAAAACATAGTGAAGTCAGAAACAGGTCTTCCTTCAAATAAGTCTTCAACTGAATCCCTATTATCGTTGAACCATTCTACACGGTCTCTATGATCCATATCTGCCCAAGCTGGACCGGCTACATCTTCATCAACTTCTCCATGTGTTACCCAATTCCAAGAGTCCCAAATAGAACTATCATCCCAATCAATTTCATCTTGATCAAATAAACCTTGTAAACCATCAGGATCATAAGTACTAGCTACTAGTGGATCTTGATAGACTGGTTCTGGTTCTCTATCAGGGTGAGTGGTATTAGAGCCGTAGCCTACTTGTCCTGGTCTAAACGTCATTACTATTATCCTCCATCCTATTAATTAGCCATTCAACAACTGAACGTTGACCAGCTGTGTACATAATTTGTGAAACCGTATCTGTAGGGATAGGAGTCACTGGTGGAAAGACCTCCCGGAGTTCTTCCAGGAGGTGATGATCAAATTGAGGACCAACTATGGCCTCAAGCATATTTCGGGAGATTGACATTCGAGTGCTCGAAGAAGGCTGGCATTCGTCCACGCTTGGTGTCAGAAAGTTCAGGTGCCCTGCCTTCATACATCAGGCGATCGCTTGAATCCAGCCAGAATTTTTTGTTTAAATATTTGTCGGTAGTATTTGTACCTAGGGGTTCCATAATCCAATTAATGGTGGCCTTC